ATCTATTGAGCTTGAAGCATCTCCAAAGAAGATCATCTCTTTCTTTGGTGCTTGATCCATTGGGGGATATTTGAAGATAGATACTCCACTTAACGCACCTCTTGAATCTAATTGTGTTTTAAATGCGTTCCTAACTGCGACAACTTGAGAATTAATCGCCATTAGATACCAAAAACCTTTTCAGAGTTTTCTTCGATCCATTGATTAACTTCTGGAATTCTAGTTGGATTTTTAAATCCACCGCCTTGAGTTACCAATGATATATTTCCTAATTCGTCATTAAAGCTTGTTGCACGATCTGGAATGTTTGTTGAGATCAATCGATCTAATAAGAGTTTTAATCCTACACGATCAACACCATTTCTAAGATAATCCCATCCGTGTTCATATTCGATCACAACTGGCATTGGATAATCGCTTGATGCTACTGGGAACACTGAATCTGTTCTATATATAAAACCAGCATTGTTATCGATCTCAAAGTTTGATGTTGCTATTGTTTCATCTTTTACTTTGACTGAAATTAATTTAGTAACATGAAAGTTTGGAAGTGAGATCGTATGATCTTTCTCTCCAGCAACTTTTACTCGATTATATTTTGGACTCCAAGATACTCCAGTCCATTGCTCAAGTAGATCTGTGATCCTTGCTCTATCTCTAAAAATATCTTCATCTGGATAATCAGTTGCAGAACTAAGTTGTTCTATATCAAAAGCTCTAGCTTGAGCTTCTGTGAAAATAGGGAAGCCAAGTACTTCATGACTTGTCCTTGCTTTCTGTACAACAGTTTCCCAAGTGCCAGTCCAAACTGCATACAACTTTTTCACATCAGTTGTGTTAGCAATACCTATGTCATAGTGATAAACACCAGTTGAGTCTGTTGATGCTGATTGGTTATCAATTACTGTTGTTCCAGCTTCGTCAACAACTGTGACATTTACTCCAGCTCCTGCATTTGTCAGAGTTCCATTGACATAGACTCCAACAGCAATAGTGCCGAGAGAATCTTTATAGACATGCTCTGATCCATCTTTTATCTCATATCCGATCATTTTCGTTTTCTAGATCCTTTTTTCTTTTTTTTATTTTTGCCGTAGCCAATACCTTTAGGCATTAAGACTTTTCTTTACCAGCTTTAGCTGATGCTTTACTCTTCGGCTTAGGTGCAGACTTAACAGCTTCCGCCCATCCTTTTTCAATAAGATCGACTGCATTGTTTTTATCTGTGTCCCAGATCTCATCCTTTTGAGGAATTGGTTCTGAGTTATATAAACCGCTCATTGATATAAGCATTTTAATTTTCATTATTGTCTCCTATATTGTCTCACTAGGATCTTCAACTCGTTTGTTTTATTTGTGAATAAAAGGGCAGAGTGAAGAGCTAAAGATCCTAGTCAGACCTCTGTTGCCAGAGTTCCGACTGAATTGGTTGAAGACTAAGCTTGAACCATTCTTTTTACTGCATTTGTGTCCATTAAATCTCCATCTGCTCGATAGATAAATCTAAAAGTCACTAAATCATTTGCGAATGCATAGTCAACAGATCTATCAACTTGTATTCCAGTTACTTCTCTGATGAAGTATTTGCTCATGTCACCAAAAGCCACTGTCTTTTTCGCAGTTGCGATAGTTTCAATGTTTGGATCTGTGAATACTGGTTTTCCAAGAAGAATGTCTGGAAGTCCTAATGCAACGGATGGTTGCCAAAGATAGTTGTTATTACCATCTTTTAGCTTCCTTATATAGTCAACTGTTGCATCATTCATGATCCAACTAGCGTTCATTCTATAAGGAGCAGTCACTGAATGAAATAATGAAATTAATTCATCAACTGTGATTGCTGTAGCTCCAGCAGTAGTTTTACCAGTTGAACATGCGTTCATCAAACCATTAGGTTTGCTTGAGCCGTTTCCAACTGCGAAGTCTACTCCTGCACCTCTTCCGAGAGCACTTCCAGAAGTGTCTGCTAAATAGCTTTCAATGTCTACACCATTATCAGCAAGAAGTTCACTTGAAACTTGAGTCAAGTACGCATACTTGAAAGCTCCGAGAGTAACTGATGCAGTAGTCGGTTCGGATTCACCGATCGCTCCTGCTTCGGCAACCAGAGCCCCTACAGAGTTAGCGGTTACTTGAGGGAATTTCATATCCTCTCCAGCACCAGTTCCAATTACTGTAGCGAGTTGTCTCATGATTGCTTGTTCATCAATCTTTGCGATAATTTGGTCATAGAATCCTTGAGGGACGATTCCGCCATCGGATCCGACAGACATATCTCTTTTTTCAAAGGAATGTGATCTGACTTCTCCTTGAGCCATTGATCTGATGATGTCAGAGTCAGCTGGTTCTCCAGCTTCTTCTTTTTCTTCGATCATTTGTGGTGCTTCAGAGGTTTCAAAAACAGCTCTATTTGATTCAGCTTTTTTATTAGCTTCCTCTAGAGTAACAAGATCTTTCATTCTAGAATCAATCTCATTGATTCTGTCATTCATAGTATCCCATTGCTTTTTCTCTTCAGCGTCAAGATTTCTTTCCTCGTTGATCTCACGATCATTAAGGTCTTTCATCTTTTCCCAAACGGAATTTCTTTCCTCATTAAGTTTTTCAACTAAGGAATTTGCCATTTGTTATCTCCTGTATCTGACAAGTGAATTTGGATCGACTTGTCGCTTTTTTTTATTTTTAGTGAAACTGACTCATCATCGAGTTTCAAAAACTTATTCAGATTTCAATAAATCTAATTTTCTCTTTCGAGCTTCAGCATTAAAGATCTTTTCATCTTCTTCTTGAAGAACTTCTTTAAGGTTTCCATTCTCATGAGCGTCAATAAGATCTCTTAGATCTAATCCACTCAATTCAGATAGTCCTTTGAATGATCTTTCTGCTTCAACTGAAGAGTCTTGATATGCTGGGAATGGAGTTGGACTTATTTCATAAAGTCTTGTCTCTAATACTTCCCTCAGTACTGGTTGATCTTCATCATCTGGTACTGACCATCTTTCTTCTATAACATCAAAGCCGAAACTTGAGTTTGTGACATCACCTCTCTGGATCATCTTGAATGCTGATCTGTGATGAGTTATGTCAAGATCCAAATCAACTTCATAATGAAGTCCTTGTGAATCTTCGCTTAGTTTTAGTGTTCCAGCTCTCTTTGAACCAAGTACGAGATCTGTGGAATGATTGAACAGAGCTTTTATATCATCTCTAGATGTTTGAGTTCCTCTTTCTTGAAGTGTCTTAGTGAAAGCACCTCTCTTGATCTGCTCAACAAATCCACCACCAAGCACTTGTGAAGACTTGTCAAAAACAGAAGCATATCCGCTGATAACAGCTTTTGATCCCTCTAGGGCTCTTGCTTCAAAATCATTAACAATATATCTCACATCGTGAGTTGGTGTTGGTCTAACTTGTTTTGGTTCAGAACTGAATATTTTTTCGTCTATTTTTTCCAATGTTCTTTCTCCATGATCTAACTTGTCATTGTCCTCATTTTTTTCAATATTATTATTATTGATCTGCATATAATTTCCTTTTTTAGATCTATTTAGATCGTGTTCCGATCCGAAGAAGAATACACTATATATTGTATGTTCTTTCTTGGATCGTGATCTTAAATATATTTCTTATACAAGCGATCCGACCATGTTGAATGCTGATTGATCTGTCTAACTCTCTTTGGATCGAAGATATGTCTTGATTCCAAATTTGTTAGTTGAGTAGATTCATCAAAAGCATCTATTAATTCTTCAACTGTATAGATCTCTCTAAAATCTAAATGATCTTTAGTCGGCTTCCATTCTTTATTTTTGTTTAAAGCTTGAATACCAGTTGCATACGCATTTGGATAAACAACAATTTCAAACTCTATAAGACATCTATTTCTAAAAGGAGCTTTGGCATACAAACGAATCTTCTCGTTATGTCTGTCACATCTTTTATTAAATTTGATGTACTTGTTTAGATCTCCATTTTTTATAGATCGAGATCCTTTAACTTCAACAAACTTATTTTTTAAATAAGGTGCTCCGTCTTCTGTTTGTGTCCAGTAAGTAACAAAATAATCTGGATTAAAGAATTCATCATTCCACATAAACGAAACAATGTTAGGAACTGGATTATTAAATGGATCAGCTCCCATAACTTGATATGCACCAGAACACTCTTGAAAGTCTTCCCATGACCAGTTTTCTTTAACTCGTTTTATTCCATTAGATTCAAGATCAAATTCAAAGCATTCAGCTCCGAAATCTTTCATAGATGTATTTGTCTTAAATCTTTTAGACACTTTTCCAAAATCACCAAGCATAGATCTTGTTTGCTTTTCTGTGATCTTTTTGGGACTACGAAGTCCCCATCTTTCTACGACCATTTAGGTCTCCTATCCGATTTGTCTTTTTATTCGGATTGGTCAGAGTCTTGAACAGCTTCTTGATTTAGATTCTGGATATAAGTATCTCCAATATCTGCTTCAACTGGTGCGAGATCTTCTTTCGCTCTTATCTCATTAACGGATAAGAATCCAGCGTTGCGTCCAAGATTATAAGCTTGATACCTAGCTTGAATGTTTGCTCGAAGCAATCCAGAGACATCAATTCTTGCAAATTGATTTCTTGGAAGCATCATTGTCAGAGCAGATTCAATTCTGTTGATATAAGGAAGAAGAGTTAACTCATAGAAAACTCTGTTTTGTTCCTCAATGCTAGATCCTAGCTTTGTTGTCTGAGAGAGATCTCCGATCAGATAAGCTGGAACTCTAAAGAGTCCACAGATCTCTGATTTGCTGAACTGTCTGCTTTCTAAGAACTGCATCTGTTCATGATTAAGAGCCATAGGCTTCCAAGTCGATCCCTCAGTGAGAACACCGATATTGTGTGCCTTTTTAGATCCCTTATGTTTTCTCTCAAAGCTTTGTTTAAAAATTCTTAATTGTTCTTCAGTTGGAGTTGAATCCATTTCAATAACTCCAGAGAGAACAGCTCCGTTGTTAAAGAATGTTCCTGCAAACTCTTCTTGAGCTAGAACATTTCCTATTGCTTCTGCTCCAGCTTCAATAGGAGAGAGACCAAAATCAGAACCTTGTTCAAAGTTCTTAATATGTACGATCTCACCAGCTGGATTCAATGAAGTGTATCTTGTATAATTCTTTTTTCCGTTGAAGATATAGATCTTCTTTCCATTCTTGCTTTCAATATCCATATCGTCTGGATGGATGTTATAAACTTCACTAGGGAAGCCATTTCTGTCTCTTGCTGTTATTAACCAGTAAGAGTTTCCATAAAGACAGAGTGAATTAATGGATCTATGTACAAAAGCGAATAGATCTGTGTCTGGATTTGGCATTCCATCAATGGAGTTCAAATACATAGGTGGTATTGTTGATTCCCTAAAGTCTTGTGATTTTCTATATGTTTTGATCGGCATAGTTGCTATTGAGTCACTGATCAGTGAAACACAGCTATAAACTGCTGAACTTTGGATCGCACTTGATGGAGTTACTATTTGTCCAGAAGAAGTTTTCCCCTCATCTTGAAGTCCTAAGTTAAATAATGAAGCATCCCAATCACGCTTCTCTGGTTCTCTGTTGCTAAATAAGTCTAATATTCTCATAATCTCTCTAAGTCAAAAAGCAGTCCTATTGCAATCAATCCAGCACCAAAGACAAATAATCCCAAAGGAATATTGATCATAAATGCTGATGTGCAGATTGCGATATAACCACAGCTAAAAATAATTAAATTGTTTTTCATAATGATATAAATGCTGGAGCTTCTGGTTCTGGAGCATCTTTTTCAAATCTTAGATCACTCCATCGATCATAAGCCATTATTCCAGCGATAGCTAAGTCGATCTTTTTCGCAGATGACTTATTGATCTTTGTTACTACTGTTCCTTGAGGAGTTTCCTTAGGTACGCAGTTGATCAAGTGTTGAAATAGGTTGAAATCACCATCATGAGTCATTCTCTGATCCATAACTCCAGTGAAAAACCTAGAACAAGCTTGTGCCATCTTTTTTCTATAATTTGCTTCAAAATAAAGGATCATTTCTTCTCCATATCTATCTTCAAGCTCTGAGAGTTCGTTGTGCCATCCCATTGGATCGACTACAAACTCAACAACTTCATATTGTTCGAATATACTTTCGATTCTTGCAAGAACCTCATCACGAGGAACTTTCCAAAGCTGATTTTCATTAACTGGTCTTTCCCAGTGTCCCATAACTTCAAAATGGGGGATCTCATCCATTGTTAACCCAACTAATGCAGTTGAGTCTCTTGAGTATGATCCATCAAACGCCAATATGATCTTAGATCCTTTAGAGATCGTCTGATCAGCTTCGCATTTCTCCCAAGTACCAGCTGGAAGCCATCTTTCAGATGTTGTTGTCCATTGATTTAGAAAATATCGTCTAAATTCATTTTCTGGAATCTGATGATAAGCTCTTTCAAGCTGTTCACCATCAACAAAATCATGAAGAGCTGGATTACTTTGCTCAATAGCTTCTTTTCTTTGATCATCATCTGTTATATCCAGTTCAGAATCAGCTTCATAAATCTTATAATAAAATCCATCATCCTCAATAGATCCCTCTTCTATTCCTTTGGCGTACTTCATCATCCTATAAGCGAGACTATTTTCAACTCCAGCTGTTGTGATGTTTATTCCAATAGTGTTTGTTCTTTTTCTTAAACCGTTCTGGATCACCAAATGAGCTTTTTCTTTTTTTCCAGTCATTTCGTGGATCTCATCAAATACTGCAAATGGTGATGGTCTTAATCCGTCATTGACTCCAGCAACACAAGGAACTCTCATGATCAGAGCGTTTGGATTGTCTTTTAATACGATCTTTCGATCATAAGCATCTACAAAGTGCTTTAATTCACCATTCATGATCATTGCCTTAGCAGAGTTGAATACAAGATCCGCTTGATCATAACTTGAAGCAACAACTGGGATCAATGGAGCTGGATTATCAGTTCCCATTAAACCAAAAACAGCTAAAGCTCCAGCTAGTTCAGTTTTTCCATTTCCTTTTGGCAAAGATATATAAGCAGTGTGATGTTTAAAAGATCCATCTGGTCTTAACTCAAATAGCTCTCTTATGATCTCTTTTTGCCAATCCCTTAAAATAAAGGGATCTCCTAGATAGTCTCCAGAAGAGAAAACGCAGAACTTCTCAATAAAATTAATAACTCTGTTTCCTAGTGTTTTCATATATCAAACCTATTGCAATCAAAACAAACAGCTGAATTCTTTAGATCTTTATTGTGATATAGATCAATAAGCTTGATCTGTTCACATTTAGAACATTTCATCTGTTTTTTTGTGCATGTACAGTGGTCAGTGCAACAACAAGACCAGAAATGACCATCTTCACGATAATTCTGGTTGTTTTCAATAATTCTTTTAACATAACTCATTCCTCTTCGTCCTCTTTCTGTGGAATCCACGAGAGATGTACTTTTGATCCATCATCTAGATAGATCCAAGTCTCATTCACTCTTCTTCGAGTTGTGCATTCAAATCAGCTAGAGATTTCTTAGCTTGAGTTAAACTTATTCCCAATGAGATCCTAGATTTAGGCGACATACCGATTCGATCTTCAATTTGTCTGATCTCAGCATCAATCTTTAATAAAGCTGAATAAAGTGGATTGATTACTACTTGACCTTGTGATCCAACAACTAAACGATCCTTTTTTGCTTGTTTATAGATCCTTTCACGCTCATCAATGAGTGTTGCAAGTCGATAAATAACCTGTCCATCCGATTTAATATCAACAGCTGATGCTAATTCACTGTTCCAGAAGTCTTCCCACCACAATTTCGTGATTTTGAGGTATCTTCCCTTTAATATCGGAATATCTCGCTTTTTATACGCAGACATATCGACCAACTTAGGTCGAATTCTGTGCTCTCTATGTTCAATTTTTTTTGCGTTAGTCATGACCTTAAAATTTAAGAACCTTAAAAAAAATACTTTTTTTTGAAAGTCTCCAGACTATACAAGTACAAAGAGAGG